AGACACCGGGACCGCGAAGCGCACCGCGAATGCGACCTACGTCGGGGCTGCCGAGGCTACTTACACGCAGGCGACCATCCAGGCGCTGATGGACGCGGTGCGCGACCTTTCGCAGTCGATGAAGGCGTTGAAAGACGATCTCCACGGTAGCGCCGGCCATGGCCTTATTGGAACGTAAGGCGGAAGCTTAGCGGCTGAACCACATATAGAGGTTGGTGCGGTTGTTGTACGTCCAGAACGGGCGAACGGCTTCCTTCAGCAGCCTCTTTGGCGAGGACGGAATTCCGCCCCGCAAGAAAGCATAGCGCTGCGGAAACGATGGACGGACTTCCTTCAGTCCGAGCCGTTCGCCGAGCCGCCCAAGCGAATGACGGGTGAAGCCATTGATGTGCTCGAGCGGGTGGATCGGCATCAGGTTCGAGCAGTTGCCGCGCTTCATCTGGGCGATGATCGAGGGGGTTTGTGCGGCGTTCGGGACCGAGATCTTCAACACGCCGTCGAGCGACGGAACGAGCGTGGCGAGCAGGTCGAAAGGATTGGGGACATGTTCCAGCACCTGTTCGAGGCTGATCACGTCAAAGCGATGCCCCGCGATCTCATCGTCGCTGATGATTGTCGCGCCGTGGCGGGCCGCCCAATCGGCCTTCTCGGGAGAAAGCTCAACGCCGTGGCTGTCATGGCCGAGCTTGCGGGCGATGGAGGACCAGAAGCCATATCCGGTTCCGTAGTCGAGGGTCTTGAGCTTCGGCTTCTTTAGATGAGCCGCGAAGCTCATCAGCTCGTGGGCATCCCGCGACCCAAACGGGTCCGCCATGTCCGCGGCATAAGAGGGGACCTGCTCCGGACCGGTCGGACCGATCGCGAGTTCGGAATAGATGAAGTCCATGGTCGCAGCGTCGGCGACAAAGCGCTGAAAATACAGGCTGCACGACCGGCATTCGTCGAGCTGGTAAATGCAATCGGGAAGGTCCCGGCGATAGAAATCCCGCAGATACGGACCGAGGGCGCCGTCATGAATGGAGCTTCGCCACAAGGTCGCTGCATCGGGTTCGCCGCAGGCGGGGCAGGCTTCGCGTTCGACGAAGTGCCAACGAGTTCGAGGCTGGTCCACGGGCGAATGGCTAGCATGCGGCCGCCGTTCCGTTCCAGCCCTGCGAAGAGGAGCAAATTCGCATGAGCATCGGGTCGATCGCGATCGCGGAGGCGCCGATCGGCGCTCAGGCTGTGGCGAATACGAACAACAAAAAAGGGCCACCACCGAAGCGGATCGTCATCGCGCTGTCAGACCTGACGGCGCGGCCCGAGCCGCGCTGAGCCCACCAGCAGAGGTACATCATGACCCTTCTCCTTAAGGACCCTGACGCCGTCCTCGACTATGCCATCGACTGGGGCGCCGAATATCTCGCGGACGGCGACCCGATTGCCGAGAGCAGGTGGTCGATAACGCCGGACGAGCCGGACGGAATTTCCATCACGGACAGCGGCTTCGACGAGCGCATATCGAGTGTGACTGTCGCCGATGGGCTTCGCGGGCGCCTCTATCGGCTTTCGAATCGCGTCGTGACCCAAAGCGGACGGATCGACGACCGTTCGATCGTGCTTCGGGTGGAGAAGCGCTGATGGCAGCCCTGCCCGAGCCGATCGTCAGCATGAGCGAAGCGCAAGCGTATGTGCGGATCGAGACCGGCGAGGAGGAAGCCTTGCTCGCGGGCCTGATCCGCGCAGCGAGCGCGCTCTGCGAGGCCTTCATCAACCAGACGGTGATTGCGCGCTCGTTCGAGTGCGATGTTGCCGCAAGCGGAGCATGGGAGCGGTTGCCTGTTTCGCCCGTGCGGGCGATCACCGACGTCGCTGCAGTGGACTCGAGCGGAGCGGTGCTGTCACTCGCCAGCGCGACCTACGGCGTCGACGTGGATTCGACCGGTGACGGGTGGGTGCGGGTGACGCTGCCCAGTGGTGCGTCACGCGTGCGCGTCAGCGGGAGCGCCGGAATTGCGGACGAGGAGAATGGCGTGCCCGAGCCGATCCGCCAGGGCGTGCTGCGGCTCGTTGCCCACCTGTTCACCGCTCGCGACGGCAGTGATGGCGAACCGCCGGCCGCGGTGACGGCATTGTGGCGGCCGTATCGGCGGATGCGCCTTTCATGAGGCGCGCTCATCCGCGCCCGGGAGTGTTGTGATGGCCGAGTTCGCGGGGACACTGCGCGAGCGGATCATCATCGAACGGCCAATCTCGACCCGCAACGCCATGGGGCTGCAGGAGCCTGGGTGGGAAGAGGTGTGCCGCTGCCTAGCGGCAGTGGCGCTCGAAAGCGTCGGTCCGGAGAGCGAAGCGCAGGCGCTGAGCGCCATGCCGCGCTTCCGCGTCACGGTTCGGCGGCGCGACGGCATCGGGATCGACCAGCGCATTCGGTGGAACGGGCGGAGCCTTGTCGTGCGACAGTTGCTCGACGACCCGCGGACAAGGGACCGCATCGTGATGCGCTGCGAGGAGGTGCGGGGATGATGGAGGGATTGGCGAGGCGAGGGGAGCAGCTTGCGCGCGATCGGCAGCAGCGCAGGCTCGCTGCGATCGCTGGGCAGCTGCGGGCGATGCTCGGCAGTGCCGCGGTCGAGAGGGGCGCGCAGGTGGAGGTGCGAGGGCGCGGATTGATTAGGCGCTGGCTGCTCGATCCTCGGCTGCGGTTCCTCCGCGGAGCGCGCGGGTGAGCGCGGGTGGCGCGCTGCAAAGCGCGATCGCAGCCGCGCTTTCGAACGTCGCCGAGCTGACCGGCGTGTTCGATGGACCGCCGGCGCGTGCCGCTTTTCCCTACGCGGCGATCGACGCCACCACCGAGACGGACTGGAGCCACAAGAGCGGCAATGGACGGGAGGTGCTGGTCGCGATCACCTTGTGGGACGACCAGCCGGTGCGGCTTCACGCACTCGCCGACGAGGCCGAGGCGATGCTGCAGCTTTTGCCGGCAATCGAAGGGTGGCAGCTCGTGACGATGCGCCTGATGCGCCGGCGGGTCGTCCGCGACGTCGCGGGTCCTTGGGCAGCGACGGTCGATTACAGGGCACGGATGTTGGCGGGGAACTGAGCTTCGCCCGACGTCCTCACCCTTTCATCGCGACGCAACGGGTCCCTCGCTCTTACGGAAGCGGAAACGGGACAATCGAACAAAGGAGAGACACATGGCCGCAGAACGCGGGAGCGCGTTTTTGCTCAAGATCGGCGATGGGGCGGCAACGCCGGCCTATGCGACCGTGGCAGGGCTCAAGACGACGCAGCTGAGCATCAACGGCGATGCGGTTGCGATCACGAACAAGGGGAGCGGCGGCTGGCGCGAATTGCTTTCGGGCGCGGGCGTGCGCTCCGTTACCGTCGCGGCGAGCGGTATTTTCACCGGAAGCGCGGCCGAGGCACAGGTCAAGGCGCTGGCATTGTCCGGCGCTCTCGAGGGCTTTGAGCTGAGCTTCGAAAGCGGCGACCGGCTGCGCGGGAGGTTCCTGGTGACACGGCTCGAATATGCCGGCGATTTCAACGGCGAACGCAATTACACGCTTGCGCTCGAGAGCTCGGGCGAGGTGGTGCCGCTGTGAGCGGCGCCAATCGCTATCGAGGCGAAGCGGTCATCGAGGTTGCCGGTGAATCGCTGCTGCTGCGGCCCACCTTTAACGCGCTGGTTGCCGCCGAGGAGGAACTCGGTTCCTTATTCGAGCTTGTCGAACGCGCGGCCGGCGGCGCGCTCAGAGTCCAGGAAATCGCTGCCCTGTTCGACCATTTATCGCGCGGACGGCCGGAGGCGATCACCCGCGACCGCATCGGCGACGCGATCGTGGAGAAGGGATTGGGTGGAATCACGCCCACGTTGAAGCTGGTCCTGACGCAGATCCTTCAAGGCCGCTGATGGAGCGTTTCGGCGACGCGGCGGTGCGGTTGTGCGCCGCTGCGGGGATGTTGCTCGGCTGGAAACCTAACGAGTTCTGGAACGCGACGCCGGCCGAATTGGCGCTTGCGCTGCAACCGCAGTCGGTGGCGGCCGACGTCCCCGACGCGACGACGATCGAGGCGCTGCGGCGCCGCTTTCCAGACAACGAGAGAAACTGAAGCATGGACGAGGAAATCGAACGGCTGGTGGTTCGCGTCCGCGCCGACACCGCAGGCTTCGCGCGCGATGTCGCGGCAATGCGCGGCGAGCTCGAGGGGCCGCTCGTATCCGGAGCCGGACGCGCAGGGCGGACGATCGACAACGCGCTCGCACGGGCGATCACGACCGGGAAGGTCGGATTTGACGATCTCAAGAAAGTCGCGCTGTCGGCGATGAATGAGATTGCCCAGGCGTCGCTCCGCGGCCTGTTTAATTCCGTGGGGAACGGCGGCTTCGGATCGGGACTGATCAACGGCCTGAGCGGCATGGTCGCCTCGGTACTCGGCGTGCCCGGTCGGGCAACCGGAGGGCCGGTAAATGCCGGCCGCGGCTATCTCGTCGGTGAGCGCGGACCCGAGCTGTTCGTCCCATCGAGCAACGGCAGGATCGAGCATTTCGCGAGCAGCGGGCGCGAAGTGCGCGTGGCAATCGCGATTCAAACGCCGGCGC